AAGGATCATTTTCACATTGCGCAGAAGTCTTATGCACCTATCACTGCGGCTAAAAGAGCTTATCTTAAGCGTGCCAAAAAGCGCGGTGAGATCCAGAGTTGTACGGATAAGAAGCCTATTGATAAACCTCAGAAGAGAAAGCCAAGAGATCAGAATTTATCGTTTTCTGGTTTTAAGTGTAAGAAGGAAGTTTGCAATGATGCGCATTTTCATTATAAAGGTAACTCTTTTTATGTCAATGTCAAGACTGATAAGAAATTGTACGAGACTGTTGAGTTAACAGATGAAGAGGAAGTTGACATGACTACTTTGCTCGGGGCTGATTTAAAATTCGACCCTAAGGTTAAAGTTGAAGCTGTTGATGACTTGCCATTGGTGACTGACGGTGATTTGCAATATGGTCTTTGGCGAATAGGAATTTCACGCAATAATGGTGTTTCTGATGGGGTGCGGAATATGTGTTTATTAATTTCTATAAGTGAAATACTACGGGCTGGTGGCATTGCCGCTACCCCGATGGAATTGAAAGACAAATATTTCGGAACTCATAAACCAGGCGACGAATATGACATCGGTGAATACGGGTTAGATGACCCGGGCTTAACCGAACTGTTAATGTTCTACAGCGCAAAGATTCAGGTGTGGGAATTGGTTACTGATGGTCGTGGTAAGAGTCGTGGCTGGGGCAGGTTGGCAGTTTTAGGCTTCGAGGGGAGCGAAAACGTTTGGCACATCGCTTCAGGTAGCAAACATTTTGAAGCCATTCTCGGGTTTCAAGCTAAAGTTTTGCATATGTCGGCTCATTATGGGGCAGTTGTTGATTTTGATATTATTCCGTCTTGGCAAGCCCTCCAATTAGATTGGGGAACACTGTTAGGGGATGACAAACTGTACCACGGCATTGATTTTAAATCTATTTATAGGGTTGAGGCTATTGACAAAAAATTCAGATTTCTGAATGTTCTTTGTGACAGAGTTTTGACTAATAAACCATTGGCATTGGCTAATAAATTTATAGCTGATAACGGTGGAGATGAAAAATTGTTAAAAGTCCATTCTGAGTCTATTATTGCCTCTGAAGTAAGGTTGAATCCGCCTCCACGAGATAGGCTTCCAGAGGAAGTCGGGAGTTGCGTGCTTACAGAAGAGACAGTAAACCCATCGCATAAAGCCGAAGTCACTGCGATCTGTGATAAGACAACTCTCCCTGAAGTTGTTATCGTGGTTGACGAGGTGGTGAAAGAACCAGTAGTTGTTACGGCACCCGTACCCTTGAACGAGC